AGGACCAGCCACGACGGTATTCGTCGTATCGGTCCTGGTAGCCGAATGTGGCGTCAGGCGTGGAGGAAGCGGCGTAGAGCTCCTTCTGAAGGACCTCTTGTTGGCCGATGAACTGGAGTTCTTTCTGGAAGAAGTCTTCCTTAGTGCGGCGGTTAAAGTGCCGCGGAAGACCTTGTTGGTAGATAGTTCTCGGCTTAACCGAGAGAAAGGTAAATACATAGCCGTGTTCTTCAAAGAACCGGCGATAGCGATTAGAACGCATTGCACCAATTCCGTGTCCCTTAAGGTTGCCGACTCCCTCTTGGTCGTCGCCGTCTGTGGTCACACCGGTCTGAAGGACCTCTGAGAATTGGATTGTTTGTTTGCCACCGCCCAAATATTCGGGGCGTTGGAGGCGGGCGTCAGAAGATTTGACGCCGAGATAGCGGAGGTATTCCGTGTAGCGAGATCCATAGCGTGCGCGGGCTTCCTGATATCTGTAAAGGGCGAAGGCCGTGCGCAGCTCGGGGATGGTAGAGGCTAAGGAGCCCTGAGGATCAAGGGAGATGCCGGTTACACCATTGCCAACTTGGCCGCCACCGCCAGCTAAGCCTAAAGCGCCGTTGGCACCGGCACTATCGGTGCCAGCCTCGATACCGAGCCAGGCACCTGAGTTCGAGAGTCTTTGAACAGGGACCGTAACATCCGGTCCCTTTTGCGCCCATGGGCGGCAGGTAGTGAAGTAGTCTTTTTCCCACGAGCATTTCGCCAAGCTCATTTCGGTGGTCGAGTCAGCGCCGTCGGCAAGAGAAACGGCGCGTTCGGAGGAGAGATCCTGATCGCGGTACCACTCGTTATAGATCAACGAGTAACCGCGAAAGGGAATAGCGGAGACGGTAATCGTCTCAGTCGCGACGGGCGTCGGTACGCCCATATAATCTGCTAATGATCCTGTTCCGTAGTTTGCTGCGAGGATTGTCTTTGTCGGGAAGACGGAAGCGTCGAGGCCGTCCGGCCCTCCGGTAATGAAGTCTTCCCAGTTCTCCCAGCAAAGGCGATGAGGAACGAACCAATGATGTATGCGGGCGTGAACAGGATGCATGACAGGAGCCAGTAGAGGAGTCGTTCGAATAAGGGCACTTGTGGCCTGTTGTAAGGTATCACCTGGTAGAACCTCCGTTAGTCCACAAGGTATAAGCTCACCCATGTTGCAAGACATGAGCTTATAGTTAGAGAGCGAGAACTTAGATCTTTTCATAGAGAGCCTTTCTTCGCAAAGATTCTTTGCTTCGTTTCTAGGTTGAGTACTTTTTGTTTATTTTGATCAAGGAGGAAGGCTTTAAGGGCCTCCCTCTTGAGAGCAGGGTTCGATATTTTCTCACCTGCGAGAGCTTCTTGGAGCAATCCAAACATTTCTTGTTTGTATTGGTTGATGGTTTCTGTTTGGCCGCCAGTTTCGTAGAACCCGAGCGTTTCACGCAATATCCTCTTTAGATAGCGGCCAAGTGGATGAGTCTTCCCCCCATGGGATAACTCATTAGGGACGTCCTTGTTATTGATGATGATTTCCGCACCGTGTTTTGATGTCAACACGTTTGCTATTTCGTGCATCGCGGTAGCGCCGATGCCAGGACGGAGAGACATTCGTGCGAATTCTGGATGGCGACCCTTAAGCCTAGGGTCGGTCGGGGAGGTCATTTTCTTGGTGACGTACCCGGCGACGTACGCTGAAGAGTCCTTTGTAAGATCTCCAACGTGTACGTGACCTTTACCCCAAGTTGATTCAATAAGAGCTCGGCTTTCGGGTCCGATCCCAAAGATGGCTGCGTGATAATGAGGGCGTTGAGTATGGTCTCCATACTCTCCAACGAGGTAATAGCGCAGCTTATTGGTAGATTGACGTCGTAAACGCTTAAGCCAGTCTTGTGCGTGCTTCGGTACAAGCGTTCCTCCTTCTGGAATATTTTCCGGTGAGTAAGTTAAGGTAATGAAGCTGGAGTCGCCGTGCTTCAGCGACTCCAGCATGAGACGGTGGGTCCACAAGCGTCTTCGGTTGAAGCGGCATGGATTACATTGGCCGCAACCGAAAGGTATGACCCCCTTGATGTAGGGATTTTTGCAGAGCACGTTAGAACCTGTAGCCAATACGCGGGCCGCGTGCGCTACGACGACCGGCAGAGCCGCGCCGTCTACGCTTGGAGCCGCGGCGCTTAGAACGACGTCGGTAAGCCATTGTTAACCTCCTTTCTTGTAGTTGCGGGTATATGGTTTATATCCGCGTTGTTGATGTTTAGTAACGTGTGGAGCTGAGTCGTGTCCGCCTGACCATTTCGCCGGTATCTTAACCGGCTGCCATTCGGACTTTAGTGGGTTCCAGTTCCAAGTGTCATAGCCGCTTGGAAGCTGGGATTTCGCCGGCATGAGCGAAGCGTCGAAGTTAGGAGAGAGATAGTTCCGAGCTGCCCAAAGCATCTCGGGGACAATTTTGTCTTCGATACGTTCCGTCACGTCTTTAGATGGAACCGGATGAAGACCGGTTCCGGTATTTGCGTAGGCCCGATCGGTAATCCATCCGGCGTCTTGCGCCGGGATTCCCGGTTGGTGGGCCGTGCGTTCGGAAGCGTTGATTTTGATGAGTGGACTGTTTCCCTGGCCGGGGATCATGTTATCAGATCCGCCAGGAATTGAGGGAGATGAGAGAGACATGCGATTAAGCTCTAGAGCTTTCATCGCGTTTTCGATTTCCTTGCCCTCTACATCGAGACGCAAGGAGTGGACGGCAAGGCCTTGTTGAATTTTTTCCTCTTGGGTCATACCCGCTGCCATAGCGCGGGAGATATTTTGACCTGTACGGGCTACAAAGTCGCCCGTGGAGCCGGCGGAACCGCCGGTGTCGCCAATGGCGACGGGAGTGAAGGAGGAGCCTTGAGCGCCGAGGGCCGCAAGCGGCGAGATACCGGCGCGTTTGGCGTCCTCCATTTTCCATCGTATGCCGTTCTGGGCGAACTCTTTCTGCATATCGATGTTGCGAGATTGCTGCATACGGGCTTCGTGACGGTTACTCCGTTCTTCGCCCTGGTTGATGAGAGTTCCAATTAGATCGGCGCCAATCATTGCGCCTGCTGCTCCCCATGACATGGTTATTTCCTCCTACAGGAAATGGATGAGTATTCGTTGAAGCGCGGCTTCTTCTGGCCGCTTTGACCGGTCTTGCGCAATGCGTGCAAGACCTCTTTACGTTGGTTGCGCCTGACACAGATAAGAACCTGGTCCGGCTGTTGGAATGAAATTTTAGATTTTGTTTTTCGAGGCCGTGGCTGCACGACCTCGTAGAACCGCGGAAGAGTGGAGACGCGGTTCAAGTTTTTGTTTTCGTAAACCGGGACATCTGTTAAACGATGCCGCGGTTTGTTGAAGGATTTTGCTGGCGAGAAGTCGCCAGCGGGATCGAAGCGCCTTCGGTCTTCGAATAGGGTTAGGCTAGGTGTCTGACGGGTGCGTGTGCCTGAGGTATTTCGCCGGGGCAACCTTCGGTTAGCGTTATCATAGGTAACGCGCCGCTGCGATCTGTAGTTCCTATTTCTGTTTCGGCCCACTTGTTCCCCCGTTTGGTGTCACCTAGCACAGTACACATCAAGTGAGTGTACTGAGGGTTGCGCTCCTTAGGGTACTAAGGAGCGCCCATTTTTAGTCCTCGTCGTCGTCGACTACCTCGGGTTTTTTTGCTTCCTTCTTAGCAGCGGCCGGAGATTTTTTTTTGCGCTGCTTGACGATTTCTTCGTCAAATTGTTTGCGCGAGGCGTCGAGCTCGCGCTTTATTTCTTGAGGAAGTTCTTTGCCCAGCTCCGGGTCAAAGATGAGTTCATGAGGGCTTGAAGGGTCGAAGTCATCGCCGACGTCAAAGTCGTCTGCTTCTTCCCAGGTCTCGTGGCCCTCATTAGCGGCCATTTGAGAGAGTTGGGTCCGGCACATAAGCCGGACTTGCTCTGCGAGCGTTAGAGGCCGCTTGTAGTTCGCGGGAACGGCGACGGGGGGATCGTTATTGATCTCCGCGCCTGTGTCTGTGAGTTTATCGTTGCGTATCATAATTATTCCTTTCTTAGAATACACCGGGGGTTGAACCGGCCGCGACGATACGTCGGGCCTGGATAGAGTTATTGACCATGACGAAGAGCGGGTCAATGGTCGTCCCGGTGGAGTAGATGCGGGTCGTCGGATTCGCCTCAATAAACGTGTTATTGAGTGCGGGGTCAGTGCTGAATTCCCTGCCCATGTGCCAGTAGTTTAGCGTGTTCCGGAATTCTCCGGAAATTGAGGACCAGCCACGACGGTATTCGTCGTATCGGTCCTGGTAGCCGAATGTGGCGTCAGGCGTGGAGGAAGCGGCGTAGAGCTCCTTCTGAAGGACCTCTTGTTGGCCGATGAACTGGAGTTC